ATGGCTGAGCCATTGAGCATCAGCGCTACTGTGGGAACGGTAGCTGGCTGGGGCATTGTCACGTCTGCGCTGGTGGGATTCATCATCTCTGTAGATTACTCAATCGCATTCGGTGCGTTTGCCGGGTCTATGTGCTTTATCGCACTGACAGTGACCTGACGCGCCGCCAGATATTTGCTTATCTCCTCTTTGGCTATGCAGCTGGCGTATTTGGAGCCGGGTTTGTTGCGGACAAAGTAGAGGACTATCTGGATTACAGCGAAAAACCGCTGGACGCACTGGCGACTGTAATCATTTCCGCTGCTGCGGTGCAGGGCTATTTCTGGCTGAAAAACGGCGGTGTTTCAAGACTGCCGTTCGTCAAAAAATGGCTGGGGGAGAAATCATGATCAGCCACGATCTCCTGACGGTAATTGATGTCGCCATTTGTGCAGCTATTGCTCTGCGTCTGATGCTCTTCAACAAAATGGTCGAACGCATAAACCAGGCATCTTGTGGATTGCTGCTGGCCTGATTCTGTTTTACGGCAACTTTGGACTGCTCTGGTTATTCGGTCATTATCACGCTAGCGGCTGGCCGGTGGTTATGGCGAACGCTCTGATATGCATCGCGGTGTTTGCGGCGCGTGAAAATGTTGCGCGCATTGCTTCTTATCCAACGGAGGGAAATAGTAAAAAATGACAGGTAATAAAAAATCACGCGGCATCCGCAACAATATCCCCGGAAACATTCGCTGGGGTGATGAGTGGCAGGGGTTGATACCAAAATCCCAGCGCACTGATAAATCGTTCTGTCAGTTCACATCACCTGAATACGGCATCCGGGCAATGATCGTCATCCTGCGTAATTATCAGAGCAAATATGGGCTGAGAACTATTACCGGCATGATTAAACGATGGGCTCCGCCTAACGAAAATGATACCCAGGTATACATCGACAGCGTGGCGCAGGCTACCGGCACGAATCCAGATCGTCCAATCGATCTAAACGACAGCCGCAAACTATTTCCGTTGCTGCAGGCAATCATTCGTCACGAGAACGGCAGTCAGCCATATGGGCTGGATGTGTTCGTGCGTGCGCTGGAACTCGCCAGTTAAAAGGCAGGAGGCTCCATGGCCGCATTCATGAAAAACTATTTTCACCTCATTGTTATCGGCCTTATCTGCGTGGCGCTGTGGGTATTGAACGCCAGTAACTCACAGCTGAAAGCAACGAACGACAGGCTTGAGAAGCTGTCAAACAGCAAAGACGAGCAGATTAACGATCTGTGCTCCAAGAACGATGGCCTGGCATCAAGCGTCACTGAGCTGGTAACAGCAGTTAAACAGCAAAACGATGTGATGAGTCAGGTCACAGAGCAGCGTGCCTTAACAGCCCAGCAGAATCGGAAACTACAGAATGAAATTAAGCGTTACCTTGCGGCGGACAAGTGTGCTGTTGTTCCTGTCCCCCTTGATGCTGCTGACAGGCTGCGCGACGCAGCAAAAGCCGCTGGTGGAGTACCGGAAAGTAAAACAGCCACAGCTAAACCTTCCGGCTGAACTGACCAGCCAGATTGACGTGTCAGCGCCATCACAGGATATGACGTTCGGTGACAGCATGAGCCTCAACGCTGAGTTATATGGCGCTCTAGGACAATGCAACATTGACCGGGCGGCGCTCAGGTCGCTAGAGCAAAAAAAATGATAAGAACACGGCTTTACTTAGTAGTAATCTTTTTTGCACCCTTGGAAAAAAGTCGTCTTTTCTTATAGTATGAATCCATACATAGAGGCAGTTAAAACTGAAGCGCGGAATTATGGCTGATTTAGCTTATATCAATCCTGACATCATCACTTGGGCGCAGAGCAGAGCTCGCGTTTCTGATGAGGATTTGTCTCGCGCTACAGGGGCCAAAATTGAAAAAGTGCTAAGTTGGATTCAAGGTATTGATAAGCCAACTTTTTCTCAGGCTCAGAAAGTGGCAGGTCGTCTCTATATTCCATTTGCTTATCTTTTTTTACCAGCGCCACCTCAAGAGCTAATTCCTTTGCCTGATTTACGCACCATCAGAAATGTAGGTATGCGTGATAACATCAGTGTGAATCTCAAAGATACTATTTTTACTGTTTTAAGAAGGCAGGATTGGTATAGGGATTATTTACAGGAGCAAGGAGCTTCCCCACTGGATTTTGTAGGTTCTCTGGAGTTGCAAAATGACCCCGCTGATGTCGCAGTCAGGATTAAAAATCGCCTTGGTTTAGATAAAATTGATCCCGCAGGTATGAACTGGGAAGTATACCAGCGCACAATTGTCAATTCTGCAGAAAATGCAGGAATTCTTGTAATGAGAAGCGGTATCGTTGATAACAATACACATAGGCCATTGGATATCAATGAGTTCCGTGGTTTTGCCATCAGCGATCCATTAGCCCCTGTTATTTTCATCAATTTGAAGGATGCACCTGCAGCTCGTCTGTTTACCTTGATCCATGAATTAGCTCATTTATGGATTGGGCAGAGCGGTATATCTTCTGCAAGTGCCAACGAAGAACTGCTGGTAGAAAGGTTCTGTAATCAAGTGGCGGGTGAGTTCTTAGCTCCTCGGAACAGTGTTCTAGGATTATGGGACGGAACTAAAGAGTTGGGCGTGAATATCGCTAATATTGCTAGGCATTTTCACGTAAGTCGGTATGTTATAATTCGAAGAGCATATGATCTAAATTTGGTCACATACGACGATTACCAAGATTACTATCGTACGTTAATGCGAGACTTTAATGAGGCAGAGGGAGGCGGTGGTAATTTCTATGCCAGTGCGCAGAATAAGAATAGCGCTAGATTTAGCAGGGCTTTACTAGACGAGGCTTTAAGTGGCAGAGTTTTGTTGCGAGATGCTGGCAAACTATTGGGTGTAGCCCCTGCGAAACTTAAAAAATTTGCAACGGAAATTGGTGCCTAATGTATCTGATTGATGCGAACGTTTTTATAGAAGCTAAAAATAAATACTACCATATGGCTTTTTGTCCGGCCTTTTGGGACTGGTTACTACATGGTTGCCAAGGCGGTAGGCTTTTTAGTATTCAAAACATATATCAAGAGCTCATCAATGGTAATGATGAGCTCAGGACGTGGGCTCAGGCCAATCGTCAGTTTTTTCTACCTGTGAGTGATAATGCTACGCAACAAAACCTTGCTTCAGTGGTTGCTCATGTTGCAGAACAACAGGTTCTAGCAAGCATGAGCCCAGGTGCTATGGATGAATTTCTTAGAGGAGCTGACACTTGGTTGATAGCCAAGGCCATGACAAGTGGGGCGACAATAGTTACGCATGAGAGACTTAACTTTGATTGCAAGCGTAAGTTTCTCATTCCTAACATTTGTAACCACTTTGGAGTGGCTTACATAGATACCTTTGCTTTGCTGCATACATTGAATGCATCATTTATAATGGCTGCATAATTTAAGGTCAAAAAATATATTCATGAAACCGCCTTCGGGCGGTTTTATTTTATGCTGAGTGCTGTACTCACTGCATTCACTTTCCAGCATGAACGCAAAGCATCACTTACTTGTGGATGGCCTTAACATTTTCTGGTTAAAACCTTCTGGCCATACTCTTGTGGCCAACAACATTCAAAGGGCTTTGAATGTCAGATTTTGATGAAGACGATAACGAAGAAATTGTCACGTGTGACAAATGTGGTGAGCAGTATCCCGCGGATAGTTATTGCACAAGGTGTGATGAGTTCAATCCACCTGTTGGCACAGAATGTGAATTTTGTGATAAGCCTGCAACCAGCTATGTCCAAGATCATCCGGTATGTGATGACCATTTTGATGATGCTTACCCTATTGATTGAATTGCAGCAATAAGATCTCTGTGCCGGTTTTTTTGTGCCCGCGTTCCACGCTTTTCTCTTTCTCCGTCTCACCTGACCCTTCAGTGACATCATCACGTTTTAATATTTCTGCAAATCGGAGTGTCTGATGCCACTGCAAAAAAAGGCAGCGTCCCTGCATCGGCCATTCTTCAGCGTCTGAATCCCGTTACTGTAAACACTCATTCATAAGGAGGATTTATGGACGCAAAATATACCAAAGACGCGATTTATATCTGTCGCCTGATGTTCGGTCAGGCTGTGCTGGAATTACTGGCGGATAATCAGGCCGTCACGAACCGCGCCCTGGAGGAGAAAATCAAGCGGATGTTACCCGATGCCCAGCCTGGGCTCATTTATCGGGTCGCCCTTGAGCTGTTAGACGACAGGCTCCATTAA